GAGTTGACCCGCATCCGGGTCTGTATGATCGAGTCAGCGTCGTAACCAGTCTCCGCGCTTAGCGTTGCCCCATACAACGCAGTCTCCTGCGCAGTCATGCCGGTCAATTCGCGGGCCGCGTCAAACCGTGGAGATCGGTTTTGGGCCTGAACCGCCGCAATCCGCTGGTTCTCAAGCTCCAACGCTTCACGCACCGCCGCGTTGGACTGCTCTTGTGCCACCCGCAGGTTGTTATATAGCCCGATCAACGCGGTGACGCCACCCGCCACGCCAGCCGCACCCAAGAGCGTGCCCATCGAGCCGAGCTGGCCGTTGATCCCGCTCATGGCCGACTGGCCCGCCTGGCCCGTATCGCGCAATGACGATGCAAACTGACGCGCCGCGCGGGTCGCTTCGGTTGTGTCAAGATCGAGTTTTGCCTTGAGCTGCCTAGCCATTGACGGTCAATCCGTGTGCATGGGAAACGAGCTGGGGTATCCATTCCGGCAGCTTGTCCGCCGGGAAGGATAACAGCGATGCAAGGTCCGCGTCCTCAAGGTGGTACTGCTGACGTAAGAGAGCGGAAACGTACTGGAAGGCCGACCGCAGAAACGCCGACTGGCCATCCATGTCAACCTGCAAGTCGCTGTTCATGGTGCGCCCGCAGGTGGGGCAAATGTCGCCCGCCTGAATCTCGGCCGCATCGAGAACAGCCTGCGCCATTTCCGCGATGGGGTCATGCTCATCGGGCAGCGTCATGCCTACGTCAATCGCGCCGCAATCAAAGACGGGCGACACCGTGCCGGGCGACTTGAGCGGGCGTACAGACCACGAGACGCCTGCAATCGTGAGGCTGTCGCATGAGTCAGGATGCCATGCCTGATCGACCGGCAATCGGCTGTCAATTTCGAGTTGTCGCGCCTGTGATTCAGTCATTACGCAGGATCAGACACCGCCGAAGCATGGAAGCCGATAGAGCCGCCGCCGGCCGCCTCATTGCGGAAGTTGACGTTCGCATCACCGCAGAGGCAATCGGAAATCGTGACCGTGGTTTCGGCCCCGGCCTCATCGAGAACCTTGAACGTCAAATCCTTGCTGTCGCCACCCTTGCCCTTGAGCGCGCGGGCCTGCTTCTGGTCGTTGAACTGAATCGTCCCGGTGACGGCCATGTTCGTCAAAAACGTGGTCACGGTTCCATTGTCAGACTGCACCGCGTTGGACCGCTGGGACGGGCTGACGGAAATCGAGACAACGCCGGTGACGGCCACCGAATCAAGCGTTACCGTGTTGGGGTTCTTATAAATCTTCGCCATGGTTACTCCCTAGATGTTTGTGTGTTCATACCAGTCGAGATGAATCTGGCAGTCGTTTGAGTTGGCTTCCGATGTGAAAACAAAGACATAGTTGGTGTTGGCCTTGAGAATCCACTCCGAGACTCCGCGAGCCTCGCCGCCGACATTCCTGCCAGAGCCAAGGTGCTGTTCGCAAAACAGCGTCGCCGCGCCGACATTGACGCCCGTGGGGCCTTTCACCATCACGCCAGCCGTAAAGGTTCCCGTGCTGTCGCCAAGGATGCCGGATGTGTTGCTGCTGTTGCGGTTGCGGTTGTGACACGTCAGGGCCGACCCGCTGCTGGTGGTCCACGTCCCGCCCTCATAGAGCTTGAGGTTGGATTCACCGCTCGACCTGGCCGACACAATCATGTGTGGCCACGCCGCCGAATCGGCGGTCTTGAAGGCGACAGTGATCGTGGCCGCGCTGGCCAGCGTCGCCGCCGTGTGTACGGCGTAACTCGACCCGCTGTGGATCTCGTGGTGGGCGTAGTCGATAGAATTGGCCGCGCCCGTGGCAGAATCCAGCCGGCCAGAGACGCGATGCGTGGACTGAACCGCCCCATCCGAATCGAGAACGTATAGAACGTACTGGCTCTTTGAATCATCAAACAGAAGTCGCAGGTTGTTGGGTACGGGGTGAAATGTCATGGCGTCCCCTTAGTGAGAAGTGTCCGACGCAATGACGTAGGCACAGGTCACGGGCAAAAACGCCACCGCCCACGCCTCGTCCGTCGTGTCGATGTCAATGGGGCCGATGTCCACAGCACGCCGCAAACTCTCGCCGTCAGCAATGTCCCGCGTACCCGAAGGCCACGAGCCCAAGAGCCCGTTAATGACCGCATCCTTTAGCCGTTGGCAGTGCTGGTCAGGCGTGTAGGTCGTATCCCCTTTGGTCGCCAGCCACACGTCAAACGAGGCCACAATGCCAACCTGGTTGTCGGTCTGCGGGATTTCTTCCGTGGAGCCGATGACCACGCCGGCCACAGGACCGCCGGTCACGCGCTTCTGCTCGAATGACGCCTGTGAGGATTCAATCGTCGCGCTCTCAAACGCATCGTCGCCATCAATCGTCAGCGCGGCGAGCTTGGCGCGGATCGCTTCGGCTAGTGTGTTTTGCTTGGTGGTGATGGTTACGTCCATTGGGCGGTAAACTCCGCTGCAAGCTCTCGAATGGTTTGGTCAAACGCCGCTTCAACGGCGCGGATATGCTGTGTGGCCGAGAAATGCAGCCACAGTCGCTTGGGCATGTTCCCCAGCCCCTTCTGGTGGGCCTCGGCATAGATGCCGGTCTGCTCATCGGGAGCGGTCCAGACCAGCCAGAGCGAGCCGCCCTTGATCTCCCACGAGAAATTGGCCTTGTCCAGCATCCCTCCGACGTTGCCGGTGCGGTCCAGCCCGCGAAGCCAGTTGCCAAGCGCGCTGCCCTGCGTCTTGGTCTTTCGCGCCTTGTACTGCGGCGAGTATCGCGTATAGCCCCGCCCGTCCTCACCAATGCCCGCGTGGGCCGCCGCAATCACAACGCGGATGATTTCGTCCCCTTTGGCCTCTACGAAGTGCTGCCAGATTCGCTCCGTGCTCATGTACTCATCGAGGTCTTGCTCGAATTGATCCAGCCCCTCGATGGTTGTCTGTCGTGCCATGGCGTGCTATAATGTGATTATGAAGGACGTTAAGCTCTGCCCCGTCTGCCGAAAGCGGTATCTCGAAATCGTGGACCTTGAAGACGGTCTGACGATGTACGTTCACCGCCGGTCGGTGCAGGAAGAACTAAACAAGGTCACGCTCTATGGCTGCTGCGTGGGCGAGTTCTCACAAATCAGGGGTGTGTCATTCTCAGACGCGTCGGAGGCTGATGACGTTGGTACTGCCTGACGTATCCGCATCCAGATTGGTGTCGGGGTCTTTGCTGATGGTTGGATTAATCGCGCCCATCTTTTCCATCCGCTGATCCCGGTGGTAGTCGGCGAGTTCGCTGAACATGGTTTCGTCTGCACGCTCGTGGCTCCGATGGAAGGCAATCTCCAAGGTCTTGTGAATCGCGGCCTCGCGGAATTGGTCAGGGACCACAAACCGCCGGCGGTCAGGGTAATTCCTGTTCAGGCCCGCAAGCCGTCGATCTTCCGTGCCGCCATAGCCGCCGATCTCATCGGGGAAAACCTGGTCAGCCCACAGCATGATCCCCCGCGTCGCCTCGGCGATAAACTCAGCCATCCCATACGTCGCATTATAGCTCGGCAGGCTGGCCACGTTCTCATAGTACGTCGCCAAATCAGCGTCCACACACAGGGCCACCTTCATTGGGGCCGCCGTGGTCGTGGTCGTGTAATCCTCGATCCACAGTTCGCCGGTCACGCCGCTGGCGTTGGCCTCGGCGAGCGTGATCTGCACCGCCGTCGTGTCCACGTCAGCCACATCGCCAGAGCCGGTCGCAATCGCCGACGTGCAGGCCGCGTCGCTGTAGACCGTCACCGTCACCGTATCGCCCACCGCCGTGGTCGAAAACCACAGCCATCCGCTATCGGTCGGCCCGTTGGATTTCGTCGAAACGCCGGTCAGCTTCCATCGGGAGGTGTGGATCGCGTCCCGGTCGTCATACGCAATGATTTGATCGAAGGTCATCTTACCTCACAAACCAGCCGTGCAGGCTTTCTTTTCGCTCACCAGCCAGCACCGCGCCGGTTTCGGTCATCCAGTCGGCTATCGCACCAGCAGCCAGCGTGCTTGCCCCGCGTTTCCAGTCGTGACAAATCAGCACCCCGCCGTGAGACATTCGCGGCCAGAGGAACCGCAACGCATCAAGGGTCGGCTGGTATTGGTCTAGGTCCAAATGCACAAATGCGAATTGAACATCATCAAGCTCGGCGAGAACATCGGGCACAAAGCCCTCGTGGATCTTCACCGTGTCGCCAAAGGGGGCGGCCAAGTGCCTGAACACCTTGGACCCGCCAACACTCAACGCCCCGCGCTTGTAGTTGTCACCGTCACGGGAGGTTTCTTGAGCCATCCCGCAAAACGAATCGACCGCATGAATCACGCGGCCATCCACGCGGGCCAGCTCGGCCATTGGCATAAATGTCGTTCCATGCCAGACGCCAAACTCGGCCAGGTCGCCAGGAACACCGCACCGCAAGACCTCGCGCAGCATCGGCTCGATGTGAATGAAGTTGGCCCTCATAGTCCAGCCGCCTTCAACACATCCAACAGAGGCAAGCCGCTTGCAATCTCGGCCTGATTCCATTGGCGACATGCAAGCCAATGCAGGTAGTTGTCAACGCTTGACTGCGGTGGACACCAGCCACCACGCATCGCGGCAATATCGTCAGCCATCGTTGCCAATGTCGCCTTGCGTGCCGCGCCAGCATGGATCGCAAGGCTCGGCCCAAGGGACAGCACAGGGCAGCCCCACGATACCGCTTCGGTTGCCGAGTTCGAGTTGATCGTCACCACAAAGGCCGCGCCGTCAATCGCCTCACGCAAGCTGCCGCCGCATTGCACCACGTCGGCCGGCGTCTCGCGCCGCGCCTTGGGGTGCGGTCGGTATCGAACATCGCCGCCACAGGATGCCACAGCGCGGTAAAGCTCCAGTGAATCCCGCGTCTCGCTTTCGTATAGCTGCGAATCGCCGTAGACCTGGCCAAGCACCAGCGTGTAGCCGTCGCGCGATGCTATCGGCTCAATCGGCTCTCGCCAAACCTCGCCAAGTCGTGACTGGTCCGGGGCCGGGTCTGCAAATGCGCCAGTCCATGACGCGGTGTGGTTGAATCCCTCGTGGTCAATTTGCGTGTACGCCTGCCGGTCGAAAAACCCAAGCTCCATAAAGAACGGCCTGACGCCTTCGCGCTGGCAGCCGTCAAGTATGCTTCGGTAGCTCTTGTGACGCCCATTCCACATAATGACCACATCGGGGCGAGTGGCGAACACCGGCCAGCGGTCAGGGACCACCACCTCGGCCTGACAGCCAATCGCCTTGAAGCCATCAACCACCGCCCTGAACGGCATGGAGCGGTCTTTCCACTGCTGATTGTGGGCAATCACGCCAACGCGATACTTGCGGAGTTTCTTGGGTTTCTCCGCGAGTGCCGCCTTCTGTGCTGTGCTGGCCACCACCGTGGTCTTGCCGCCCATCCACAGGTGCATGACGAATGGCAACTGATCGCCGCTGTGAACCATCGCCACCTTGAGGACTTCGCGCGGGTCTTCTCCGTTGCGGATCGCCCGGTAGGCCGCCTTGGCCGACTCAATCCCAGCCGGGTAGAACCAAGGCCATCGACCCACCGTGAACCAGTCAGGCTCGGCGTTAACCAGCCGCGTCAACAATCGCGGCCCGTAACACGTCCGAGTGTGCGGATCGTCAACAGCCTCAATGGCCGCGTCGATCTTCGACCACACTGGTGAATCAACACACGCGCCAATCACGCCGGCTGCCGTGGTCAGGGTCGGGTTCTTTTGGTGGTATTGCTCCGTGACAAAGAACTTGCTGCCGTCTAGCCCGTAAGCACGCACAATGTCGGCCACGGGGCGAAAGGGCAGATAGTCCAGATCGAACCACCAGCCGCCATAGGTCTGGAGGATCGAGTACCGCCACAGGTCACTTGTGCGGTCAGGCTCGGGAGCATTGGCCGCCGCCTTTGCGTACTTCGGCAACAGGCAATCAGGCCCGTGCAGCATCACATCGTAATCGGGATTGAGTTCCCGAAAACGCTGGAGATTGTATCTGGCGTACTCAGGCAGGTTGGCGGGGTCATGCCAGCAAAAATGAATGATCTTCGGAATCATGCGCGCCTAGCTAGAGTGATGCAGGGCGGCCAGCCCGAAGGCCAGCCGCCCCACAGGGAAACCTACGCGGTCTGGAAGATACCCATGACCAACGGGCACTGCCGGTGATCGTCCAGGTTCTCATCCCAATTGGCCGCCGTGGCCAACTGTGCAATCGTCGGATTTTCCGTGGTGCTGCTGGGAGCCCACTTCATGCCCGCGATGCTGACCTCAAGTTCGTAGTCCTGCCGGAACTTGGTGTTCTTCAGTTCCGTGGTGATGTCGCGGTCGATTTCGAGCGCGTCACGACCCACGACTTCCACAGTCACCGCTGCCGGGCCAAAGCCAAGCACATAGTGGTCGGCCTTGTACGTCGAATCAGCCGCCGTCTGAAGGTGCGAAATGTCGGCAATCATCAGCGCGCGACCCAAGGCCGCGGGCTCGTTGCCGTAGAACACCGCACCGCTCACGGGGTCAGGCGTTCCGCTGGCCAACTGGCCGGCCACCAGGTTCAGGTAGCCAATCGACGGCATCAGGAAGCAGCCGATCTGCTCCATCGCGTCGCCCATCTTGCCGACCAACTGGTTCAGACCAGCAGCCGTGATGGTCGTGCTGGACCCGCCCAAGGCCACGCGGCTACCATAAATATGGTAGTTGCTCGACGGGGTGTCCATCGACTGCACAGCCGCGAGAGCCGAGCGCACCGCAACGTCACGAATCGTGATCGCCGAGTTCTCGGCCATCTGTTGGGCCACGTTCATGGCCCACTGCTCATCGCTCATTTGCGAGACATCGACTTCATCGTCGTTGATCTGTGCGGCCACATACCGCTTGATACGGACCTTCGACCCGCTGGCCTGCGTGATCTTGCCAAAGGTTGCGTTGCCGCTGGACTCGTGGTCCATACGGTTGTCAAGCGCGCTGTTGGCCACAAAGCGCACGGGGGTGGTGTACTCGCCACCAGCAGCCTGCTTGGCGAGGTTGTCACGGAGGACGATGCCCCCGCGAGACTTGGCATTGTACAGGTCGGTAATCTCCGCAGTCGCGCGGTAGAGTTCGGCCTCGTAAATGCTCGGGATAACTACATCGGTTCGAGCCATTGTATATGCTCCTTATTTGGGAGGAAGTTTCAGATATGCGTCACGCCCATGACTGTTGAGGAACTCGCCCAGCTTCTTGGGGTCAGCCCGCAGGGAGGCTTGCGTGGTCCCGCCTGGGATACCCGCGCCTGCCTTGCCGCCGCTGCCCGAATCACCACTGGCCGCCACAAAGTGCGGGTTGGTTTCCGCAAACTGCTTGGCCAGCATGTCAACGGTCAGGCTGTTGCCTTCGCCGTCGGTCATCGGCTGGCCGTCATCGCCGAGAACAGCGACCACAGCCTTGCCGTCAGTCACGCTGACCTTCACGCGGTCCCGCAGCAACTTGGCCGCCTGGGGGATCAACTCGCTTTTCACGCCCGCCTTGCCGAGATTTTCGAGCAACGCGTTTGTGCCAACTGCACCGTGCAACGCCGATTGGATGCCTTGAAGCTCAGCCTCACGCGCCGACAGGTCCGCTTTGTACTTGGCCTGTGCCGAATCAAGGGCTTCACGATACTTGCCCTCGCTTTCGAGCTTGGCCTGCTCCACGGCCTGTTGCTGCTCATCGAATTGGGATTGCAACGTGCTGATTTGCTCAGCCAGTGCCGCCCGTTCCGTTTCAGCCTCTTGGGCTCGCTTTCGCAGCTTCTTGGCGTTTTCGACTTCCGATTCGTACAGTTCTTGGAGTTTCTCTGGGGTCAATTCCTCTGACATGGGTTCACCTTGGCCGACTGGCCTGACGTGGGCCGACTGGCCCGATAGACTTGCTCGCCCGATTGGCCCCCTGGCCGCGCGGGTTCGCGGTTAACGCCGCTGATACGGATTCAGCGGTTCGCTTGTATCACCTTGGTCGGTGTATTCGATTGGGACTAGCTGGCACATGCACGCGTCTTTGCAGAACGTGTGGCCGTCGCCGGGCATACGCCCCGCCCAATTGTTCGATTCTGTGCCGTGCAGGTCGATGCAACTCGGGCAGCTTTCCGACCCGTTGACCGTGACCCACACGAACGTCCCCGTGTAGCCTGCCGCGCGAAACGATGAATACTGTGCCCGCTGGGCTTCGCGTCGGATCGCGTCACGGTTGTGGGCAGCCACCTTCACCGCGAATCGCGGAAGGAAGCCAGCCGTCCGGTTGCGCTGGCTGACGATGTTAGAGACTTCACGCCGGGCCGCACGGATCTCTGCCGGCGTGCCGGTCGCCTCTGCCTGTGCGTAGGTCTGACGCGCCCGCCTCAATCGCCGCTGCAAATTGGCGAGCTGTTCGAGTTCCTCGCGGTCAGCAGCCAACAGGTCGGCTATCACCTGCTGGCGGGCAATGCCGTCACGGCTCGCCCGTGCAAAGGCCGCGTTAATGTCGGCCTCAAGGTAGCCCACCTCGCGGATCAACTCGGCCTGAAACACCGCCAGATTCCGGCGTGTGTATCGCTCAAAGTTTCTCAGCACAGGCCCGCGAAAGCGGTTGCCCAATCTCACGGCGTCTTGCCCGCCCATCGCTGACAAGATCGGTCTTGCCGCCGCTCTGCCAATCTGTGCCGCGTAAGGGATATGCTGACGGGACACCAGCCGCACAATGCGGTCCCGCAACTGTTCAACCTCACGCTTTGGAGCGCGGTAGATGCTCGCCTGTGAGAACTTCCGCACCACCTCGATGATTTCATCGGCGGGTTTGTCGGCTTCGATCAAGACCCGAAACCGGCGGGCAGACGCCACAATCCTGGAGGCCATCAGCCACCGCCCACCACCGGGGCCATACCACCAAAGCTGGCGTCGGCCAACTCGGCCAAGGTCTGCTCATACATGGGATCGCCCTGCCGACCCAACTGGTCGGTCACGCGCTGGAGGATCATCCGCATCAGGCCCGGTGCATCGTCGGCAAGGTCAAGCTCCTTGATCCCCTTAGCGATGTTCACCAGGTCGCCCAATGGGTCTATCATGAACTTGCGGTTGTACTGTACGCTGTATCCGATTTCGTCACGGCTCAATGGCTTGCCGACCATCCGAGACAACACGATCCGCATGACCTCGGCTTCGACTTCCTCGGCCTGTGTGGCCGTGGCGCAAAGCTCGTTATGCAGCGGGCCTGATTCGACCGCCACCTGCACGCCGGACTCTGCACGCCCTTCCATTTCGCCAAGCACGCCGCCAAGCAACGCACGAGCCGCCATCTTCTCGATGATGAGCTTGATCCACTCACGCTTCTCGGCGATGTGTTTGACCTCGCCGAAGATACGGTCAACCTTCGCGTCAGGATTGCTCAGACGCCAGACAATACCAGGCCCCATTTGCTGACAGGCGTCCATTTCGGTATCGGTCACGCCAAAGAACACGAGGAAGCTGACCGTCAGGAACAGGTCCAACTCGGCCTGGCTCGTGAGGTTCAGCAGATAGCGAGCCATCGGCGTCAACCGCGTCAGCAGGCTGATCGGGATGCCGGGGAAGTCGCGCCGCGTTGAACGTCCAAAGTAAAACGGGACAATTGGGCACTGGCCGAGAATGTGAGGCCCGGTCGATACAGTGACGATGGGCTCTTTGTTCTCGACATCTTCGACGCGGTAGCGATACCATGCCGACGAATCATACGTCAGGTACTCGTGAATCCCGCTGGTATCATCCAACTCGCCCTGTGCAATCGGAGATCCAAGGAAGTACCGCGCGAAACTGTACGCACCAGACGGGCTGCAAGACCAGTCAAACCGCTCAAGCGGCGTGAAGGCTTGCAGATAGACGCGAGATTCTGATTCCTGTGCCCGGTTCAGCGGCAGGCCTTCAATCGCCTCACGGTCCACAAGAATGTCCACGCCGTTGACGTACTGCTGACGTACCGCACGCCGCATGAAATCATCCATGCTCGTGCCGTCACCGTCCACGTTAGACAGAAACGCCTCGATCATCTTGGCGTAAGGCGAATCGTCAAACATCCGCGTCGGAGCCGCCCTGAACAGGTTGGACACGCGGATATTGATAACATCCGCGATGCAATCGAAGCTCAACGCGTTGGCCTTACGCCAGTTGTACTGACTGGCAGCTTCCTCCGCGTCGAACTTGTCCAGATAGTCGCCAGACGTGAGAATGTGCGGGTGCATCTCCGCAAAGTCACGGTTGGCCGTCCAATCGTCCTCGAACGTCTCATAGAGGCCGTTCTGCGCCGACGGGTCAAAATCAGTGGCTATATATTCGCTCATACGCTGATCCGGTGTTGGCCGGCCTTTTGGCCGGTGAGGACGTTGACATAGAAATATCGGAGTGCGTCCATGGTGTGATCTGCCGGCTGGGGCTTGACAGGTTCGTCAATGTACTGGTCATTGACCTTGCGGCGGGCATAGCCCTGAATGTCCCGCAGGATCGTCCGTCGGTTGGCCTCGCTATCCACGATGAACAGCCGCCGGTTGCCGCTGGCCGGGGCGATATAGCCGCGTATCAGGTCGATGCCGTTCTTGACTTCGCGCCAGCGCGTGTCCATCGAGTAGCTACAGACAACCCCGTGGGCCGACAGCTCATCAATCGCGCTTCGCCCGGTCTGGTCGCTCTTGTTCCTGCCTGCCGGGTCGCCATACGTCGCTGTGGCCTTGAGCTTGTTGGCTTTCATCGCTTCGGCGTGTGTCGCCAGCGTGCCATGCTCTGCCTTGTAGGTGTCCAGCACGTAGACCGTGTTGGCCTTGCGGTCAAACCCGATCCATAGGCAGACGAACGTGCCCCAACCAAAGTCAATTGCCCGGTAGATTTCCAGACCAGCAGGCGCGCTCTGCACCACGTTGGCCACTGGGTCGAAGTCGCTATATACCAGCCCCTCAGGATTGGGCCGCTTGCACTCGGCCTCGGCGTCCCATGAGGCCCTTGACCACTGTTTGGCCATCAGTATCGCGTCGTCGATCTGGAAAATGCCGCACGCCTGCCGGGATGCAATCCCAACCCTCGCGTCCGGGTCGATCTCCCGCGCCTTGGCGAGACACGCAAACCCCAAAGGGCAACTGCCGCAGCCAGCCCCGTTGTCGTGTCGCTCTTGCGGACATGGGGCAATGACCTCCCAAATATTCCACTTGTACAGCTTGATCCCGCGCGCGTCGGCGTTGTCCACCAGGTGCGCCATCGGGCCATCAACGCGATGCCATGTGGACAGATCCACGGTACGGGCTGCCAGATTGCTCCGGCTC